CTCAAGCTTTACTTGGCACTTCAATGGATATTGCAGCTTCAAAACATATAGATTTAGAAACTGCTTCTAGACTTCTTGCTAAAGCATACGGCGGCAATATTGGTGCACTTAAAAAGTTATTCCCACAAATCTCTGCGGCTACTGTTAAATCAAAAGATTTTGCAGCGGCAATGCGTGAGATCTCGGGTGAAACAAAAGGAGCTGCAGCTGCCGCAGCCAACACATTTGCTGGACAAATGGAAAGAATTAAACTTGCATTTGGTGAGGCATCGGAGTCCCTTGGTTATAAGTTAATACCTCAACTAAAATCATTTGCGGATCTTATTATTAACAAGGCTATACCTGCAATCCAAAAGTTTGTAGATGAAAATGGCGATAAAATTGCAGCAGGATTTAAGACTTCTATTTCTTATGGTATAGCTTTTGCAAAGTTAATGTACGACATGTTTAGCTTTGTTGCTCGAAACATTAAAGTATTTGCAACACTTGGTGCAGTTATTATTGCTGCATTCATGGGAGCAAAAGTTGCAGGAGCAGTAACAGCTTTAATTACTGGAATTCAAGCAATTATTAAGGTTATGAAAGCACTTCGTACTGTTTCACTTGCTTCTGCAGCAGCAACCGCGTTGGCAACTGGTGGTATTTCAGCAGCAGCTGGAGCAGCTGCATTTGGTGTCGCGCTAATTGGTATGGGTATTGCTGCAAACAAGTTTAATAAGGATTCAGATAAAGCTGCTGACTCATTAGGCAAGTTTGATTATAATGCTAAAGGTTTTACTACAACAGCATCAGATTACACTAAAGGCATTGAAGGCATGACAGGGGCAACTAATGGTCTTGCTACAGCAACAACTGACGCAACAAAAGCCAGTAAATTATTATTATTACTGCAAAGTAAGTTTGGACTAAAGGGACTTAAAGAAACTGATCCGGTTACTCTTGAAGCAATTAGAAAAAATCAGATCAAGCAACAAAAACTTGGTATATCAAGTCCAACTATTTCATTGCTAGCATCTGCTGGACATGGAAACATCGCAAAACCTACTACTGCAAATGGCGGAAATATTACTGTAAATGTTGCTGGTTCAGTTGTTTCACAAGGTGATCTTGTTAATGGCATTAAAAATGGACTTGCAACTCTTATGCGACGCCGAACCGGCAGTCAGTTTGCGGTACTATAATGCCAACTAATGCACCTACGCTTACGGTTTCTTTTAGCAATGGTGGTGCTTATACAGCAGTTAGCGCGGATCTTTTGTTATCTGTTGACATCCGTCGAGGTCGTCAATATCAAAATGATTTCCTGGAATCAGGAACTGCTGATGTAGTTCTTAATAATCAATCTGGAGCGTTTGATCCGAGCAACACATCAAGTCCATGGTATGGCATTTTAATTGCTGGTATGCAAGTAAAGATCCAAGGCAATGCAACAACTATTTATACAGGTTATTTAGAAAACAATGAAGTAAACCAAGGCATTTATCCTACGGTTTCATTAACATTTGTTGATGGTCTTGCACAAATTGCCAAAGCAATTGCACCTGCTCTTGCAACAAGTGCTTATTCTGAAACTGCAGCATTAAGAGCAACTAGAGCACTTGATCTTGCTTCATGGACTGCCGCACGTAGTCTTACTGGTACAACGGTAATGCTTAAAACAAAACAAAATATGAGTTGTCTTGAAATGTTAGAACAATGCGCTAATTGTATTGGCGGACGTTTTTACGTAAGTCGAACAGGAACAGCAACGCTCGTTCCATTATCTGACAAGTTTACGCGACCAACACAATTATTATTTAGTGATCAGGGTGATGCCAATAGTGTTGGATATGATGGTATTATTACTAACCCCGGAACAGATTATGTTTACAATGAAGCAATAGTATTTAGAGGACCTGGCAAAACTCAAAAATCATCAAAGTATACTGCAAGCGTTTCTACATACGGATTAAAGTCTAAAAAACTAGACGCTCCAATATCAAATGATACTTCTGCTGCAAATCTTGCTTTGTACGCTGCAAGAAAAGATGCTGATGCGGTTGTACTAGCAGAACAAATTGATTTTACCGCAATAGGTATTGGTAGTCTTGCAACAGATATGCTTGAGACTGAATTAAATGATCTTGTGCAAGTAAAACGTCTTACATATGACAATAGAAACATTACTATCAATTGTGTTGTAGAAGGATTAGCTCATTCAATATCCGCAGATAACTGGAGAGTTAGTTATTTCACATCTGTGGTTGATCCGTATACGATTACGATTTAGGGGAAATAATGCCACTTTGTCCGCAAATTACAATTACTCCAATTACAGTTACTTCAACTGGAATGACTCAAACATCTATCATTCCTATTGTGGCTGCAACAACAGAACAAACAGATGATCTTCAAGTTGAGATCAATACTATTGAAGCATCTGTTAATGGTAAGAATCACATCTACCGTCAAACAACAGCACCAGATGGATCTGTTTATCCATTAACTGAAGGTGACGTTTGGTTTGATACCGATGATGGAAACAAACAATACTATTGGACAGGTGTAGCCTGGGTTTCTGTGCAAGATCTTAGTATTGCAACAGCGCAAACAAGTGCAACTGCGGCAGCAAACGCAGCGGCAGCAGCATCAGCGGCAGCAGCATCAGCAACCGCAGCAGCGGCAGCAGCAGCAGCGGCAGCAACCGCAGCGCAAACAACAGCCGATGGTAAAAATAAGATTTACAGACAAACAACAATGCCAACTACAGGTCCTTTTACAGAAGGAGATCTTTGGTTTGACACAGACGACGATAACAAGTTTTATCGTTATACTAGCGGTGCATTCTCTGCTTTTTCACTAGGCAATAATGCAATTGCAGATCTTTCTGCAACTAAACTTACTGCAGGAACTATTGATGCTTCTGTCATTACAGTTTCAAATATCAATGCAGGAAATATTTCTACAGGCTCACTTGCTTCAGGAAGAATTGCTGCAAATACAATAACTGGGTCACAACTTGTAGCAGGTACTATTGAAGCTGTTTCAATTGCTGCTAATACTATTACTGGAGCCAAACTTGCAGTAGGAACGATTGAGGCAGTATCAATTGCAGCTGGTACTATTACAGGTGCAAAAATTGCCGCAACAACAATTACTGCTGGAAACATTGCAACTGCAACTATTACAGCAGATCAAATTGCCGGTGGAACAATTACTGCGGCTGAAATTGCAGCTGAAACCATCACAGCGGCTGAAATTGAAGCTGGATCAATTACAGTTGACCGTTTAACAGTAGGCACTTTGACTGCTTTTACTTTAAGAACTTCATCTGGTGCACGTCGAGTAACTGTATCTGCTTCAACTAACTCAATTTCATTTACTGAATCTAGTTCAACTGTTGGTCACATCGGACCAGCTTCTACTAGTGGCATTATTATGCATTATGGATCAACTTTTAATCCTGCTGCAACTACATATCCACAAGCTTACGTCTCATCAGGTAGTGCTCAGATTGCTTATAGCTCAGGTATTTACTGTGAAGCTAGTTCAACCGGTATTGTAATGAACGGTAACGTTTATACTCTTGATGCTTTTTATAATCAAGATGCGTCCACTAGTGCAAATGCTGCCAATACCCGTATGGATACAGATGGCCGCACAAGACGAAGTACTGCTTCTAGCGCGCGATTCAAAGAAAATATTGTTGATCTTTCATCAGTTGCTGATCTTAATCCAACCGGCTTGTTAAGTTTACCAATTAGAGCTTTTAAGTTTAAGTCTGATTATTTAGATCCAACTGATAATAGATCAGGAATGCTTGTACCTGGATTTATTGCTGAAGAAGTTGCTGAGCATTATCCTATTGCAGCAGACAGCGATAATGAAGGCGTGATTGAAAACTGGAATGAACGATTTGTAATTCCAGGTATGTTGGCTTTGATTCAAGATCTAAATACACGTATCAAAACACTCGAGGGGAACGCAAATGGATGACGCAACAGAACTAGACATCAATGTTGTTATTGCTGTACTAAGAGAGCAAATTGGTCTGCTAGCTCTAGACAAAGCAATGTTGACGGCTAGAGTGGGGGATCTCGAATTAAAACTTAAGGAGAAGAATGACCGTGAATGACTGGGCTGCTTTAATACTCGCGGTCATATCAATACTAGGATCGTTTGTTGTAGCTGTACGTTGGTTAGTTAAACACTTTCTAAACGAATTAAAACCAAATGGTGGATCAAGTATGAAAGACTCTGTTGCGAGATTAGAAACTCAAATGGAATTAGTAATAGCAATGTTGACTTTAAGGGCTAAAAATGAAAAACCTAAAATTAAAGATTAAAAAATGAGTCAACGTAATCAATTTATTATGGCTGCCAGAGCTGAGCTCGGTACTGTAGAAGGGCCCAAAGACAATGAAACAAAGTATGGCGCGTTTACTAAAGCTAACTTTGCTCCTTGGTGTGGGTCTTTTGTTATGTGGTGCGCTCATCAGGTTGGTCTTAAGATCCCAAATGTCGTAAGTACAACAACCGGAGCTAGCAAATTTCAAGGCACCGGAGCTTGGTCTAATCCAGAAACTGCAAAGCCAAAGCCAGGCGATCTAGCCTTTTTTGACTTTGCTGAAGGCGGTAATCCGGTGGATCACGTAGGTATCGTGGTCAAAGATAACGGAGATGGAACTGTTACTACGATCGAAGGTAATACTTCTGGAGACGCAAAAAAGTCGACTTCAGAACGCAATGGGGGAGAAGTAGTTCAAAAGATAAGAGCATATAAGGCTAATAACAAAAAGAAATTAAAGCCTTTTATTGTTGGCTTCGGATCACCGAAGTTCAAAGACTAGGAGAACCTATGAATAAAGATAAAGTTATCGCGATTGTTATGACCTACGCTCGCGCCGCTGTCCCTTCCGTCCTGGCAATGTATGCCGGAGGAATTACAGATCCTAAAGTGTTGGCTTATGCCTTCATTTCAGCCTTTATTGCTCCAATCTGGAAGGCTATCGATCCTAAAGCCACCGAGTTTGGAAAGAATTCAACGACTAAGTAAATGTCCGAAACTAAGCGCTGCTTTGATTGTGGATTAGTTAAGTCTTTAGACAACTTCCCACGAGACGCAAGGCGGCCAGACGGGCGAAGAGAAGTCTGCGGAGAATGCCGCAGTGCCCATCGCCGGGCTATCAAGTCTGCAGATTATGACCAGATCCTGATTGATCAGAATCATAAATGCGGCATTTGTAAGGTCCATATTGATGAGTACCCTAGAAAGTTCAGTGTTGATCATAACCACGAGGATTACTCGATCCGAGGACTACTTTGCGGAAACTGCAACGTAGCTATCGGTATGTTCGGTGAGGATATTGAGTTCTTAAAGTCAGCTATAGGGTATCTTATGCATCATAAAACGACAATAATCCCGGGGGAAACATGGACAGAGACGGAATCTTAGGCGAAGCATCGCAGTTGGTTTACGGAGATCGGCAAGATGATTACGGATCTCCGGAGGACAATTTTGGTCGCATGGCTAAATTGTGGAGCGTAGTCCTAGGAATTGAAGTAGAAATGTGGCAAGTTGCCTTGTGTATGAACCAGGTAAAGGTTGCCAGATTAGTAAATCAGCCAGCTAAAGTGGACGGCTGGATCGATGGAGCGGCATATATGGCGCTCGGCGGTGAATTAGCCACTGAATAATTAAGAAAGCCTGCTCGCGCAGTTAATCCTGGAAACCCCTTCTTCCAGAAGATTCTAAGCGAGCAGGCTTCTTTTTTTATTTAGAAGAGTAATACTCCTCTAATTGGCGCTGACGGGCGCGTTCACAAAGCCAATTCCAGATCCTAAACAGGATCACCGGAACTGTATAAACGATCGTAAAGACCAGGAATATGAAGGTCCAGGACTCTAAAGGCGTCATTGGGAACATTTATTTCTCCTTATGGTGTTGGCACTGGCTTAATGGATACAAACAATCTCCGCAAATCACTTCTTTTTCGTTGCTCATAGCTCAGATTTACCCTTCTTTAGGAACTTGTAATAGTCAAAATTAGGATTTACCAGGGCGATTTGATCCGCAATGATGGTTGTAGCCAAATCTATGGCGATTTCCGGAGTGTAAAGTCCGGACTGGATCACGCAAGATTTCGCTAAACTTAAAGCTCCGGCGATCAATTCGTAGTCTTTTTTGGTCATAGCCATGTTTATGCACCAACCTTCATCAAAAGTGCATCGGCGCGGACATATTTCTGGATTGAAGAGTCCCAAACTTCCGCTGTTGGAAGTTGGTTTACAATGGAGTAAAGCGCGTTTGTGTCCGCAATTGTTGCATTTTTCAATTTATATTGTTCGACGTTTGGTAATCCAGGGTAAATCTCGTCGCCAACAACACGAACAACAATGGATTTCTTGGAATCTTTATTGTTTTCAGAAATTTCAATAATCAATTCCACTGCCATTTCTTCAGAATTTTCGTCATTCTTATGACGTTCAGTCCAATGTCCTTCGCAGTTTTCTAAGAACCATTCGCGAAGACGCACAATTTCTGAATCTTTATCGTCGATCCAACTGATCCATAATGATCCGCCGTTACCCTGATCCTCAACGGTTGCAATTCGCTTTCCGTCACGGTAAAGAGTTCCAGTTAGTGCAACTCCATTATGAGTTGAAAGCTTCTTGATGTTTTTCATTTCGTATGTCATTTGTCTTACCCTTCTGTATATCCACCGAGCCCGTCGCCCGGTTTCATAGGATCATTCTACTCCCGTGGAGTAGGAAAAGCACAGTATAGATAGGTACGTTTCTTAGAGGGGGGAGCCCCCCCTATTTTGAACGTAAAATTTAGATCCAGGATACTTCCCTTTAGCTAATCCCTGGGTATAGAGTAAGGACATCGATCTGGACGAACGGGAAGGATCGAAAAGGGGTAAAAATGTTAAAAGAAAGCAAAGTTTTTAATGGAACTTGGTTAAGTCGTCCAGGAACTTCATATTCAATTCGCAAAGGACGTTTCATGATTTCAGAAAGAATTGATGTGCATGTTTGGACAGATACAAACGAAATGGTGCTTTCGCATATTGAAGGCGATGGACGCAACAAAGAAAACTTTAAGCGTTTTGATACAAAAACTATATTTAACGGAACGCGCGAAGATGTAAAAAATTACGTAAAAGAACGTTTGGGAGAGGAAATCGCATAATGACTACAAAAGAAGAAGCTTTGAAGTTATACGACGAGGGAATTCCCACAACAATTGAAGACAATTTTTTACGATCCATGTTAAATGGACATCGTTGGGGTTGGCATCAAACTCTATTCATGATGTGTCCAGCGTGCGAGCGAAAGGCGGCAGAATAATGTCTTATACACTCACAGAACTTATTGAAAAATTAGAAGAATTAGTAGAGGAATATCCGGATCTGGCGGATCAGAAAGTCAATATGGCTTTCCAAGAGAACTATCCGCTAGCTGGTTTGATCACTTCGGTGACCGTAATTGAGGACGACGAGGACTCAGATTGCGAATGTCCGTCTACAAAATCGTGCGACGAATGCCCTAAACCGAAGCTTTGGATCGGAATTCAGGATAACTACAACACTCCATACGCGCCAAAAGAGGCATGGAATGATTGATCCTCTTGTAAAAATTCTAAAAGATGCTCACAAGGATCTGAAACGAGCTATCGATGACGTTGAAAAACGTAAAAAAGACTTCTTAGAAATCTTGCTTATTGCCAGAAATAAGGAGGGTTGGACCTATCAAGAGATTGCCGATGTTCTCGGTATCTCTACATCAAGGGTTCAACAGTTGGTTCGTCAGGCCCAGGGTAAGAAAAGATCCAATAGATGAGGCTTGAATGGCCAGAATATGCGTTGGCTTTGGCTGACGTTGCTGCGCTGAGAAGCGAAGATCCGTGGCTCAAGGTTGGCGCCGTAGTCCTTCGACCAGATAATTCGGTTGCAAGTATTGGTTATAACGGAGCGCCTTCTGGGATCCAGATTAACTGGAACGATCGGGAAGCTAGACGTCCGTTTGTGATCCATGCTGAAGTAAATGCTTTGAGATATACAACGCCTTCGGAGGTCCGTGGCGGCTTTATTGCCATTACCCATCGACCTTGCCAGGCTTGTATTCCTCTTATAGCTGCTTATGGAATCCGCCGGGTATTCTTCGGTGTTTCTCTTGATCCGCAAGTGTATTCTGAGGATCTGCTTGATAACATTGCTGGTCAACTCGACGTCAAAGTCGTGAACATTCCGAGGGGGAAAAATGCTTAATCTTATATTCGAACGCCAAAAGAAGCTCCAGGAGGAGTCATTTGGCATCGATTTTACGGATCTTTCTGATGAAGAAAGATCGCAATTTATTAAAGATATGGTCCTGGCTGCTACGGACGAGCTACATGAGGCACTTGCTGAAGTCGGTTGGAAACCCTGGGCGACGTCCCGACACATAAATCGCGAAGCTTTTGTTGGCGAATTAGTCGATGTTCTTCACTTTATTGTCAATTTGTGGCTTGCTGTAGGCGCAACTCCGGAGGAAGTTGAGCAGCGTTACCTAGAAAAGGCTACAAAAAATGCTCAACGTCAGAAAGAAGGATATGACGGCATTTGGGGTAAATGTCCGGTTTGTAAGCGCGCCCTTGATGATGCCGGTGTTATGTGCTCGGCTTCAGAAGGATGCGAGTATAAAGATGGTTTTTACAACGAGGATTGCTAATGATTACGATCCTAGAAGGCGTTGACGGCGTAGGTAAATCAAGCCACGCTGCCTGGTTAGCTAAAGAGCAAAATGCCAAAGTCCTTCATGCGGGTATTCCTCAGCATACGCATTGGTTTGGAGAGTACATAAAGCCTTTATTAGAACTTCCAGAGGATCAAAACGTGATTTTGGATCGATGGCATCTAGGAGAGGCAATTTGGCCTTTTGTTTTTAACCGTAAATCATTATATTTACGTCCAGAATCGCTTAAACTTTGCCACAAGACTCTAGAAGAATTAGGTGCTAAAATTATTTTTATCTATCGGGACGCTGATTCCATTACAAGTACCCTGATGCTTCGCGGCGAACAGGATCAGATTGACACAGTTATTAAAGCTCAAGATATGTATTTTGATCTAGTAGCTACTTTAGACAATATCCAAGTAGTAAATTCAAACGATTTGCAGCGGGAGTTACCTGATGTACATTAAACTAGACACACCTTCTGAGGTTGTTGAAGTAGCTATTGGAACTTGTATTAATTACGGATCGCCAACAACGCCTCGCGGTCAATCTACTCTTGAAGTAAATAACGTTACTTTTGAGATTCAAAGACCCTGGTTAATGCCTTTTGACGTCAAATATAGGGACATGAAACCCTTTATTGGTGCAGTCGAAGCGCTTCAATTAGTGGGAATGACTACTGCTCCTGAGCTTGTAGTCTCCGGATCTAAAGTCTTTGGAAACTACTTAGACGGCGGCATCTTTCACGGCGCTTATGGTCCAAGAATCTATGGACGACTCCAGCCTTTAGTGGATCTGCTCAAATCAGATCCGGATTCACGCCAGGCTGTTTTAACCATATTTGACTCTCGTCAGGATCTAGGAGCAAATGTAAAAGATGTTCCTTGTACCCTGGCACTGCAGTTCTTTGTCCGCGACGATAAGCTTTGCATGAGAACAACCATGCGATCCAATGATGTTTGGCTAGGTTTGCCATACGATTTGGTTCAGTTTACTGCGCTTCAAGGAGCTATTGCCGCAGCTTTAGGCATTGAAATGGGTTGGTACGCTCATTCCGTAGGATCGCTGCATTTATACGCAAGAGATATGGAACAGGCTGAACAGATCCAAGCAAACTATGACCAGAACTGGGACTATGAACCACTTTGGTCACGAGATACAATTGAACTTATATCTGGCACAGCTAGAGGAATTCTCTATGGTTGGCAGGCTAATATGTATCTTGCCGGTTTGACCAAGTTTGAAACCTGGTTAGAGAATGCAGTTTTCCAGGCTAGAGAACGGATTATATGAGTCAACACCGTAAGCATCGAGGATACGCAACCCAGCGGATCTTAGCTAAGTTTTTGCAAGAAAACGGGTTTCCTTATGCTGAATCCACTGGTGCAGGTCGATCGGGTACCGATGTCACCGGCACGATTGGGATTGATTGGGAAGTAAAGGCTCGGCGTGGGTTTCCTGTTGTTGAAACAATGGAGCAACTTAGCGAGCGAGCAAAAGAAGGTTTAGTTGGAATTGCTGTACTCAGGCCTGATGGTTGGGGTCCAGCAAAGATAGCTGATTGGCCGGCAATCGTACCTTTGAGCGTCATTGTGAAGCTCTTGCGAGAAGTCGGCTATGGAGATCCAATCGAAGGGGAAAAATAATGGCATCACCAGCTTTAGCGGTTACTGTTGGTACTGGTCGTGGATACGTCCACCCAGTTACACAAGTTATAGTTCCGTCTGTAACAACAATACTTCAAGTATTAGACAAACCGGCGCTTCCGCGTTGGGCAGCTAAATCTGTAGCAGAATTTGCTGCAGCAAATAAGGATTCGTGGGTTAATTTACCCGACGATGCAGCGATTGATTTACTCAAGGGTTCACCCTGGCGTACAAGAGATCGTGCAGCTGAAGCAGGTACCAATGCTCACGAATATTGCGAAGCTTTACTTAACGGAGAAGTGAGTATTGATGCGCAATTTGATCCACCCGGTTTAGGTGAAGCAGCTAGGAATCTTCGGGGAATTTTGAAGGCTGTGCAACCTCAACCGCTTGTCATCGAAGGGACGGTATGGTCACATAAGTATGGCTATGCCGGTTCCTTCGATGGGATCCACATTATTGATGGAGTAATCACTCTTGTTGATCTGAAAACATCGACCGGAGTTTACTCTGATTACTCGATCCAATTGGCTGCATATAAGTATGCTGACATGATCCTTAAGCCAGATGGAACCGAAGTACCGGTTCCTCCAATTGAAAAGTGCCAAATTTGGCACGCACCTAAAGAAGGATCATGGAGCGTCGTAGAAATGGACGTTACTGAGGCGGAGTTTGGCGTTTTTTTAGCGGCACTTGAAGTATTCAAGTGGAAGAACGAACGCTCAAAAAAAGTGATGGGTAAAAAAATCCGCTCATAGCTTTGCAAAAGCAAAAACAAACAACCAATCGAAGGGAAAACCATGTTCGAACAACCAAAATCGGGCGGTGGCTTTTTTAAGCCAGCCGACCACCAGGGACATCTTGTCCTATTTACTAATGTAAAATCATCAGCGCGTCGTTATGACGAACTCCGTAAGGGAGAAATTGATGAGTTTACAGTTGACTTCGTCGATCTTGACGGAGACCAGCAGATACAAACTGATGTAAAAGTTGGACACGTTGGTATTACTAATAAGCTAACTGTTGGATCTAAAAACGTCTTAGCGCGAGTTGGGACCGTCGACACTGGAAAAGGAAATCCTGCATGGGTTCTCAATAATTTCCAAGATGCTGACGTTGCTCGCGCCCAGGCATGGGTTGAAGCACAAGCACAAAAAGCTTTTGCTCAACCAGCTGTTGCGGCCGTTCCTGCAGCAGCGCCGGTTAATACTTCGGCACAATCCGCGGTTACGGGGGGAATGACTCAGGAGCAAATTGCATTACTTATGCAACAGCTTGGAGCCACGCCGGTAACGCCGAAGTTCTAACCAAATAGATGCGTGCAGGATCGGTGATACCTTTCCGCTGATCCTGTACGCATTACTTATCCTGAAGGGGAATTATGTTTGAATTTATATCTGGAATGTTTATATCTTTCCTATTGATCCAAATGATTAATAGGTTTTCACTAACTCGTCCAATCAAGATTGACACAAGCGAAATGGAGTCACTAGAAAAGCTCGGTCAAGCAATTGAGAGAAAGAGAGAAAGATGAAAGTACACGTCAATATCCGATTTGTGATTACGCTAGTGATAACTTCACTAGCTTTTTACGCTGTAGGAGTAAATCATTCTAAAGAAATAGAGCAGAAAAATTCAGCGTTGGAGTATATTAAAGCAACAACGGAAAGCTTTCAGGTAAATGAGGCTCGTTACCTAGCTTTTCAACTACTAACAAGCAAGCAATTTGAATGCTTAGACTATGTGTTAACGCACGAATCTCACTGGAACTCAAAGGCAAAAAACCCTAATAGTTCAGCAAAAGGAATCGGGCAGTTATTAAACGACACATATCGCAACATTGGTATGAAGCATTCGACAGATAGTCGAGCGCAACTTATAGCAACGCTTGCGTACATAGGCCGATGGTACGGATCGGCGGGCCCATGTGGAGCAAAAGCTCACTGGTTAAAACATAAGTGGTATTAGGAGAGGATCAAATGAAAAAGATTAGTGCTTATGCAGGGTGGAACTGGAACGGCTTTGGTATCGGATTTCACTTTGATAAGTGGCATTTTTCCATAGATTTAGGCTTTGCCTGGATCTCGTTTGAATGGTAAGCAATGCCAACGTACAATTTTAAATGTAATTCCTGCGGGATTACAGTCGAAGTCACCCGGAGTGTAGATGAAGATTCTGCGCTCCGGTGTGACTGCGGCGAAATGATGTCTAAGATGTTTTCTGTACCAGGTATAGTTTTTAAGGGAACGGGTTGGGGAGGAAAGCTATGAGTATTGATTGGTCAAGAGTTAGAGCATGCAAAGATTGCTGCGACATACGCAAAGCTACGGATTTAGAAGTAAACAATTACATCGAGGATCACGTTTCACGCGATGATGAAATTTGGTATTGTGGCGGTTGCCGGAATTCAAAAAACGAGTGGGTAATTGGAGAGATGCTTTGGGACATAGAAAATGAATTTTTAGTAACTCCATGTTGTCATACGGAGGCAGCAGAAGCGCTAAATAGCTACGATCCATCGGCTTACCGAACAAAGAGTAAAATATGAGTAATTGTACGCGCTGCGATGAAAAACTAGAAAAAGATACAGGTATTCGATTACTAAACTGGATTCTTTGCGAAATTTGTTTTGACGATATTTAACTAAATTGTTTGAAAGGGGAGAAGATGAATCCAGCTGAAGAAGTAGCCGTAATGGGTCCTTACGAAAGATCCGCCAAAGAGTATAGAGCTTTGGGTTGGCTTGACGTATTGCCTTTACCGGCAGGTAAAAAAAGCCACCCGCCAACAGGATTTACAGGCAAGAGATTTGCACACGTATCTCCAGACGATGATCAGATCCTGAATTGGATCAAGAATAAAGGTCTTGGAAATATAGCTTTGCGCATGCCCGCTAATGTGCTTGGGATTGACGTTGACGCATATGGCGATAAAGCCGGATCTGAAACCTTGACACGAGCCATAGCAAGTTTGGGTCCGCTGCCAGATACCTGGAGAGTTACTTCTCGCGATGACGGTACTAGCGGAATCAGATTTTACCGAGTTCCCGAGGGTCTTCAGTGGCCCAATCAGGTTGGCCCTGGTATTGAAACAATTCATCGAGGACATCGATATGCTGTAGTTTGGCCCAGCCTTCACCCTGAGGGAAGGGTTTATCGTTGGATCGGTCCGGATAACATGACTGCAATTGGCACCGGACCATCACCAATGATCCTTCCCGAGCTACCTTCAACCTGGGTTCAAGAACTTACTCACGGTCAACTTGCCACGGCAGCCACCGAACGGTCTGATGCGAACGCTGAAGAAATGGCTGTTGCATTTGCCGAATGGTGTACGCCAGGTAATCCTTGCGCTTTAGTTAATAGGAAAATTGAGGATCTAAACGAAGCTTTATCTGGTCGTTTAGGATCGCGACACGATGCCGTACGAGATCTTATGCTAAGCTTATTGCGGCTTGGTCAAACAGGTCATACTGGAGTGAATTATGCATTACAAAAAACTGGTCAAGATTTTTCGGCAATTGTCGGGGCTGATCGAGGATCTGTAACGGCAGATCTTGAGTGGCGTCGTATGTTACTTGGCGGTATCTCTATTATTCTGGCTAATCTTCACCCGCATGAGATTTGTCACGGGAAGGATTGTGACGGTAAGCTTAAAGGCATGGAGTTCAACGTAACCGAATTCCTGGCAGCACCAGCTCCAAACGCTATTGCAGATCGTGAATTAGATGAAGAAGTATCTATTTACGCCGATCTGTCGTGGTTACTGACCGGTAAGACTCCCGTTATTGATCCTCCGACTTGGATCACAAGATCTGATGGAGCTTCACTCTTCTATCAGGGTCGAATTAATGGTGTGTTTGGTGATCCGGAAACGGCTAAATCTTGGCTTGCAATGTGCGCCGTGGTTGAAGGACTTCAGAAGGGCCGCAAAGCAGTCTACTTAGACGTGGATCACAACGGATCGGGTGAAATAGCTACTCGCCTTATCTCTCTTGGTGCTCCGATAGCTTTTGTGGCTAATCCTGAGTATTTTAGGATCGCAGAACCCGAAGACATCATTGGACTTCGATCTTTTATTCATGATATGCTTGAATGGAAACCGGAGATAGCGATTGTAGATTCTTTAGGTGAAATTGTGCCTATGTTGGGCCTTAAATCTACAGATAACGATGATATTACTAAAGCTATTCGAGCTATCTGCAAGCCTTTGGCTCACGTGATTGGCGCCTGTGTTATTACGATTGACCATTTACCAAAAGGCGTTGATGCCAGATCCTCCGGTTATGCCATTGGCGGCACGGCTAAGAAACGCGCTGTTGACGGATCATACTTATCAGCTGAAGTTCTATTGGCTCCAGCGCCTGGTAAGCTAGGCAAGATCAGCCTTTCTATTGAAAAGGATCGTAACGGAGGACTTAGATCTGCCTCTCCTGGTAAGCATGCTGGAACGTTTGTCCTAGATTCAACAGAAGAGGGCAGAACTAAATGGCATATAGAAATGCCGACACTTTCCCACGATGGCAAGATGCGACCTACTCTTCTTATGGAAAGATCGTCCAGATTTGTCCTTGAATGGATCGGTGAAGATGCTCCGACCCGAAACGAGATCGTGAAGGGCGTAAAAGGCAAAGATTCGGCCGTAGGTCTTGCAATTGACGTTCTCGTTGAGGAAGGTTATCTATCCGAGACAAAAGACGGAGAATCTAAGAATTCAGCCCGTCGCTTTACTTCGATCAAGGCGTATTCAAGCGCTAATGATCCTTTATCTGATAATAACAAATCGTTATTTACTCAACCAAGGGGAAAAAATGACTTATACTTCGATTGATTGCCAATCGTTCGCAGGCGGATTTACTTTAGGAGCTAAGCTAGCAGGATTTGAAATCATCGGTAAGCGTGAAGCTACCGGAGGGTTTGGAGTCCCAGCGGTAAAAGGTAACAAAAAGTTACTTGGCGACTTCAGCATAGAAGCTGGCGCTCCAGATACCTGGACGCCTCTTAAAGCCGATCTTGTCTTCGGAAATCCCCCGTGCTCAGGCTTTTCTAATCGATCCAGTATGGTCCGAGGACTAGACGAGAACGGAGAGATCCAAAGAGTTCAGTACACCGGATACGCAGCGGCGCCTAACCAATGTATGTGGGATCTGATCGAATACGCTGCTAAATGTGATCCTGAGATTGTTATGTTTGAGTCCGTCCAGGGCGCCTATAACAAGGGTCGAGACCTCATGCAGGATCTAAGAAATAGCCTTGAGATGAAAACCGGCAGCCAATACCACCTTTATCACGTTCTTCATGATGTAGCTAAGCTAGGCGGAGCTCAGGAACGCAAGAGATATTTCTGGGTTGCTGCCAGGATCAAGTTCGGAGTCGATCCGGTCGAGATCAGCCCTACTACGGTCAAAGATCGCATCGGTGACCTTGAGAACGTTGCTCTAGGATCGATGAACGGTCACCAGATCGAGGATACTCCCCGAGGTCGTCGGGTAACTGAGCTAGCGTCCAAGGTGGAATGGAAAGCGAACGAGGTATCAGGAGACGTGTATCGACGGGCTCTGGATCTTGGTGCTGATCTTGCCCTTTGGGACGATGATCTGAAAAGTGATAAGGGTATTACCCAATTTGCTCCGAAAAGACTGAGCTATGATACCCCTTCAAATGTTCTCGCCGGAGATGCCCTTTGGCGTCAGGTTCACCCAACTTTGCCCCGGACTTTGACACATCGGGAAGTTGCTCGGCTGTCCGGGTTCCCCGATGATTGGGACTGCAAGCCGTATCAGGATCGTAAAACTAATGCGTATTGGTGGGGAAAAGGGATCTGTATTGAAGCTGGAAAATGGATCTCGACTGCGGCTTACGATGCCATTTCAGGTCAATCTCAAGCTTACCAGGGCGAACTTATTGGTGACCGAGAGAGTCTTATTGACTTCAGCAAGACTAAAAAAAATGGATAAATTTAACACTTGTGCTGATTGCGGAAGGTTAAATCTTGGTCTTTGGCGTTGCAATTGCACCCAAAACGGATCAGTTCCTCCCACTCCTCCTAGTTCCTCCCAGGTTCCTCCCAGCCTAACCTCTGATGACCCAAAAAGAGGTTCCTCCCGTTCCTCCCGTTCCTCCTTAAGAGGAGGAACGGAGAAGGAGGAATCTCTTGGATCAGACAATGATATAAATATCAAAAGCTCCTCCCAAGATTTTAAATGAGTCAAACCTTCATTGACACGGCGCTAGAAGAAGCAATGTGCGCGAAATGTGATGCATCACTTTGGGCAGGTCATTCCGGGGGATTTCTAGTTAAGCTCGATAGAATTCTGTTATCTAAGTTCGATGAGCTTCAGATCCAACTCGGCGGAGGATCGACCTACCGTTTGGAAACGACAAGCAAGGGCACCATTGCTAAGCATCGCAGCCTTTTGGATCTGCGGTCTGGAATCAATAAAACCCAACCTTTGATCGTGTCCTTGCATGTCTGCAAAGAAAGCGATATTAAAGATGCTACGCTCCCGTTCTGAGTTGATGACAACGCTCATTAACGACGTTGCTAAGCTTACGAAAGCTTACGATCACGAAGAGCCAATGGACAACGGTAAGACGCACGTCTCAAGGCATCAGGGCCTACTTCAGCAGCTTTGGGTTGAGATAAATGAGTCTACACCCGCACCAGATCCAGAGGGGTCCTCTAGATCGTCCTCGGCGCGTTCTAAACCGCCAATGAGCGAAGAATTACTTGGTTATCTAATTCAAGGTCAAAAGCTAGCGATTTCGTTGGTCATGATGTCAGGGGGTAAGCTTGCCACAAATACGGCTGAGAATTATTGGCAGCTTCCTAATTTAATGATTAATGCAACTGATGAGCTCGTGGATCATGTATCTGGACAGGTAGCTTACTATAAAAATCAATTAGAACTAATTCTTACCTGGAAAGAGGAACCTCGTAGGATCCCTGGAGCATGCCCGATGTGTGACATGAAACACGCAATTATTATTCAAATGGATCGGCATGGACCCATCTCAGCTAAATGCGTTAAATGCCATGCTGAATGGGATAAAACAAAGCTAGGCGTCCTGGCTGGATCATTAAAGTATGAAACACCGGAGAGGTAGCTCGTATCAGATATGGCAAAATTAGCACAAACATGGTATAAATATCCCCGGCGAGTTGTTTCTAAATTAGGTTGGACCCTAGAATGACAACTTTGATTGCTTACCAGGGTGAAGGCTTTTGTGTTATAGCCGCAGATTCACAAACTACTTTTAATAACATGAGTGCAGATTGTTCTCCTATGGGGAAAATTGCAGTTAATGGAAAGTTCCTTGTATCAGCTGCAGGAACAGTACGTGGAATGAATTTAATTCAGCATTCATTTCGTCCGCCTGCACTACGATCCACAACGGATCTAGATAGCTACATGATTAATAAATTTGTTCCGGCATTACGTAAAATATTTATAAGTGCTGGTTATGATATTAAAGACAGCGCGGATATTGCTTCGCATGAGAATGATTTTATTGTTGCTATTAATGGAACATTGTTCTTTGTTGATTCAGTATATGGCGTTGAACGTAATAAAGATAATATTCATATAACCGGATCTGGTCAATCGCTTGCTCTTGGCGCAGCTTATGCATTAGGTATTAAAGATGCAGATGACTACGAAGAAGTTGTAGACATAATCGTTCAATCAGTACAAACAGCAATTAAGTTTGATATCTATTCAAGCGGAGCAGTACAGATCGCGGTGCAATTCACCGATGGCAAAATACTTATGACTACATTAGACGATGAATAAACCATGCTTAGATTGTGGTGTGTTAGCAAACAAACCTAGATGTTCTATTTGCAATAAGAAGTATGAGAAGTTCAAAGCAACTTCTCGTCCCTCACGCGCAGATAGAGGTTACGATGCAAATTGGAAAAGGTTATCAAAACAACTTAGATTGCTACAACCTTATTGCACTATTTGTAAAGCAACTAACGATTTGACCGTGGATCACATAATCCCTTTATCAGGTGGTGGTCTCACGGTCCAATCCAATCTTCAAGTCTTATGTAGACGATGCAACAGCAGCAAAGGAACTTCTTCTTCCTAGATAACGATTTGTTATACTAAATCTTATAGAACGCCCACGGGCAGACATGGTACGGGCTAAAAGTACGTGTACAAGCTGCCCCAGTTACCCCGCAGCCCCGATAGC